ATCGTACCTCTCACCAACCCATAATTAGCATTATACACTATGTAATAATCATTCCTAATTTTACAAAAAGTACAATCTGTATTATTGACTTTATACATATTGTAAAGTATAATATAATCATAGGGAGCGAAGGGCACGAATGATGCTCCTAAGCCGTGGTCAGGCGCGTGAAGCGTTACGGATAGGTTTGCGTGACTGCTAGCTCATTTCCCTTCGCCACCCTTAATATGGTAGAACTCTTTAAGAGTAACGGAAAACTGGTCATTGGACGTTAATGGGGTTGTGCCCATTTCTACCACCATATCCGACATTGTGTAGCAGAACTCTTACAACCGGTAGGCTCATCCACCTTACTGGTTAGGGATATTCTTAAACACAATAGTCGGAGAAACAGCCGCGCTAACACGCTTGTTAGCTTGATGGTTATATAGGTTTGTCATTTCTCCTACTCCCACCATCCAAAAGGGCAATAAGACTTACGAAAGTAAGCATAAAACGAATGCGAACCCTCGGCTTAATATTAAATATGAAAGGAGTGTATTACAATGTCAATGTGGTGGGATTTAAAGAACACATTATCTTATAATGCGCTCTTTAATTTTGTAGTTGGTTCTCGTGGTTGTGGTAAAACTTATGGCTTTAAGAAATGGGCTGCTGAAGATTTTATCAAAAACGGGAATCAATTTATTTATATCCGCCGCTATAAAACCGAAATGAATAAGAAGGCCAAAGAAAATTTCTGGGCTGCTGTTGCTCATGAATTTCCTGACCATGAGTTAAAGGGAACGCCTGAAGGTGCTTACTATATAGACGGTAAACTTGCCGGTCAAACTCGTTACATCTCAAGTGCAAAATCTGAAGAACTCCCACTTGTTAATAAAATCTGCTTTGATGAATTTATCTCTATGGACGAAACCCATCATGGTTATCTTAAAGATGAAGTTACATTTTTCTGTGAACTATATGAAACTATTGCTCGTATGCGCAGAGTTGTAGTGTTTTTCTTTGGAAACGCTGTTACATGGGCAAACCCCTATTTCACAGAATTCGATATTAAAAAGCCAATTAACAAAAAGCAAATTGCCACAACTAGAGATGGCTTAGTCTTAATCCAAATTGCTAACAATGAAGAATACATTGAAGCAAAAGAGAAAACTGACTTTGGCCGTTTGATGAAAGGCAGCAAGTTTGGTAAATATGCTGTTCATAATGAATTTTATCTCGATAGTGTGGTTGGCATTGCTAAGAAAACTCCTGAAGCTAAATATCAATTTGGTTTTAAGATTCATGATGATTATTTAGGCTTATGGGTAGACTTCTCTTCTGGTAAATGTTATCTATCTAGAAAATACAGTCCGGGTAGTGGCGTTATTTATGCGTTGACAAATGATGACCATGATTATAACACCATTTTGATTGCACGCACTCCACGCCCTAACTGGTTATTATATATAATTAAACAATATCGGTTGGGGGGTCTATACTGTGAAGATGAGATAATTAGGCGATACCTGATGGACATTTTGAAGATTGTAGGTGTATAATGTTAGGAGTTGAGTTTATGCCCTTTGTTATTGTTCTGGGTTTTATCGCATTTGACATTCTAACAGGGCTGATTAAAGCAAAGCACGATGGTTCTTATAATTCCAGTATCATGCGTGAGGGTGGCTATCACAAGTGCATGGAGATTCTTGCAGTGGTAGGCTCTTATGGTATAGAATACGCAATGCAATATATTGAACTTGGTGTCCAAATTCCCCTTGTAGGTTCCGTTGTTACTTATATTTGCATTATGGAGTTTATAAGTATTATAGAGAATATGTGTGCTGTAAATCCTGAACTTTCTGCTTTGTTTAAGCCATATCTGGAAAAACTTAAAGGAGATGAAGAAAATGAGGAAAGCAAACGGTGATGTCCTTTTCTGTTGGCCTTTAGAGAAGCATATTATTACAGCTGGTTGGACTTACAATGATGGTTCTGGACACCATGCTATCGACCTGCGCGCTGCTCCCTGCACACCTGTTTATGCAGCTGAGGATGGTGTAGTAAATCAGGTACAGAGCTGGGATGGTAGAACCAAATCTGGGATGCAGTCTTATGGCAATATGGTTAGAATTAGGCATAACAATTATAATGGTTCTAAGCTGGAAACACGCTATGCACACCTTAAAGAGTGTCTCGTCAAAAATGGTCAACACGTTTACGAGGGTCAGCTTATTGGGTATTCTGGTGCAACTGGTAATTGCTATGGCGCACACCTTCACTTTGAAGTAATTTATCATGATTGTCGTGTTAATCCTTTGAACTGGTTGGATAACAATTTCATTTGTGCAACACAGACAGTAATGAAACATCTTGGTAGTTACACTTCGGTTCCCAGAGAATCTACTAAAGGCGATTTTATTAAGATTCATGCAACTGGCGTTGATATGCAAGCAATTATCGCTCTCTGTGAGAATCTTAAGCTTACTTACGAACGGAGTAATAAATAATGAAAACGCGTGATGAAATTTCTGCAATGCTTGGTGGCTTTGTCGATGCCAAACCTGATGAACAAGGAACTCTGATTGCTGGTGTGCTTGACGAATTTGATGAATGTCGTAATGAAGCAGAACAGTTTACCAGTGGTTGTCCAGATGGTGCATCTAACTGGCATGAAGCTTATGACAATCTTCGCAAAGATTATGTTAAAGCATTTCTGAATGATGACAATAAGTCTAATGACGAATATCAGAAATCTAATGGTAATACAATCACAATTGATGAAGCTGCACAGGCTTTTGTCAAGAAAATGTTCGGTAGAAAGTAAGGTGAGATTATGAGTAGACCTTTCAGCTACAATGATGAAAATTTTACTATTATTGGCAATGTATTGTTTGTTCATTTTAAGTATGAAGAAGAAGCAGATGCTGGCACAAGATTATGTGAAATTCCCACAAAAATTTTTGACAGGCTATTATTTTATTCAAGTAATGCTACTACATGTTATAATATTTTAGGAGGTTCAGGTGGTAATTTTCAGATAAACATTATTAAATACAATAATAAATTTTATTTATCTAATATAACACCTATCCAAAAGTTTGAAAATAGATATATTTTTTCTATTTTATGCTAAAAGATGTTTAAGAGGTGAAAGACTATGGCCTATTCCTTCCGCAACCAGAATATGAGCACCCTTTCTAACATTCTGGTTATCCACGCCGCCCTAGATAAAGGCGAAACTACTGATATTACTTCTGATACTACTGCTGATATTACTGCTGATACTACTGCTGATACTACTGCATTTACTATTCCCCGTGGAGTAATGGATCGTGTTATGAAAACTAGTTACGGTAAATTTGTAGTTACCAATTCTATCCCCTGTCTGCGTGCAGTTCTTGAAGATGGCACCATTTCTAGTGCTAGTGTAAATTCTACTGGCGTTGTAACTTTGACCGCTCCCGCTAAAGGCAAACTTATTATTGATGGCACTCTGGATATTGAGTGCAACTATTAAGAAAGGTAGGTAATTAAACTATGGCTTCTGCTGCTGTTGGTATTATTAACGCTGTATTTGGTAGTGATGCTACTTTTGGTGGTGCTCCTAAGATTGAGAACACTACTGAATCCATTAAATCTGCATGGTCGTTTATCAATTCTTATGAACCGCGTCTGAACTATTTTTGTAATGCTCTGGTTGACCGTATTGGCCTGACCGTTATGCGCTATATCTCTTTTGAGGACCCTTGGCAGGTTTTTGATAAGGGTGTTCTGGGCACTGGTGCTACTGTTCAGGAAATTTATGTAATGATGCAGAAAGCAACCCCTTACTTCTCTGCTGACCGTGCTACTAATGACGAAGTTATGAAAGCCGAATTTGGTAGTGACCCTGCTGAGGTTTACACTGCTTACCATGCTGTGAACTCTCGTATTAAGTACAAGGTAACTGTAAACCGTGAAGCTCTGGAAACTGCTTTCATGAGTGAAGCTAATCTGTCAGCCTTTGTACAGAACGTCATCGACCAGATTTATAAGCCTGCTGAGCTGGATGCTTTCATCATGAAGAAGTATCTGCTGTATCAGCTGGTAAAGAACAATAAGCTTAAGAAAGTAACTGTTTCTGCCGTTACTGACGAAGCTTCTGGCAAGACCCTGGTTAAGAAGTTCCGTCAGATTTACGGCAAGATGAAGTTCATTTCTAAGGAATATAACGCTGCTGGTATTCCTATGAATACTCCGGCTGAACGTCTGTACACCATTGTTCCTGTTGATATTTCTGCTTCTATTGACGTTGATGTTCTGGCAAGCGCATTTAACATGGATAAAGCAGATTTTATGGGGCATCGTCTTGAAGTTGATAGTTTTGCTCTTAATGAGTATGAAGTTGAACGCTTAGAACATCTGCTTACTGGTAATGACCCCTCTGGCAATGGTTCTGTAACTATTGCAACTGGTGGCGATAAGACTTATATTCACGTTACCCCTAACGATGAAGATATGACCGCTATTCAGGCGCTTATGGTTGACCGTGACTTCTTCCAGATTTACACTAAACTGAACACCATGCGTGAAACTGACCTTGGCTCCACTTTGGATTGGAACTATTTCCATCATATCTGGCGTATCTATTCTGCATCTCCGTTTGCAAACGCTGTGCAGTTTACTACTAAGGCTTGATAATTGACATTTTCTTAAGCTAATAGGCTTATTCTCCTAAAACGTGGGATGCGCATACGTTATCACGCATTGCTTTGATTATGGCTACCTATAAACAATGTATCACTGACCAAAGCACAATCAGAGTTTCAGCAGGTTATCCACATTATTCTGATGGTTCAGTTCATGGTGGTATTGACACGGTACACACAAATCATCAATCTTATGCACCAATGGCAGGTACAGTTGAAACAGCCCATACTTGGCAAGGTGGCACGACTGGTAACGATTCTTGGGGCAACTACATTGTAGTTAAAATGAGCGATAATAGCTATTGGCTTGCAGCTCATTTTACTAGTCAGATTCATAGTGTTGGTGAAACAATTACTCGTGGTCAATATATTGGCGAGCAAGGACTAACAGGTAATGTTACTGGTATTCATACGCATTGGGAATACTGGATAGGCGGTTATGGCACAGCTTACAGAACTGACCCCTCTGCTATTCTTGGTATTCCTAATGAAGTAGGTACATGGGATGTTGAATGGGATGCTACAAATCCACCAACTCCACCTACACCACCAACACCACCCGGCCCAAGTCCTACTCCCACAACTAAACGTAAACTTCCAGTTTGGATGATGTGTAAACCACCCTACAGATTTTGAAAGGAGCAAGAACATTGCCAAATATGCAACTTTATATCTGTAAGGGTATCCCTACAGATAAAACCTATAATCATGTGCTTAGGTTTCAGTCTGATTCTTCCCGTTTTGCTTATTTTACTTCTAAATCCGTTCTTCATCTTACCAATTACACTTATCAGCGTTTAGAGCATTATCTCTCTGTTGGTGTTAATGCTGAAACGATTGAACCGTGTAATTATATCGTATTTCAGAACGCAGACTTTTCAGATAAATGGTATTATGCCTTTATTGACAAGATAGAATATGTAGCAAACGAAACCAGCAGAATTTATTTTACTGTTGACGTTATGCAGACTTGGTTTAATCAAGTAACATTACAGCCTTGTTTTATTGAGCGTTCTCATACAAACACAGACGAAATTGGCGATAATATCATCAATGATGAACTAGATACAGGCCCATATATTGACGATATTCAACAGTACATCGACTTTGATAAGCGTATCTGCATTGTTACAACCTTTGATAAGCCCGAAAAAGACTCTCCCCCTGCATCTGGTTCTTTACGATTTGGAATTTATTCAGGCTGTAAAGAAAACTTTTTTACTACAGCTGAATCTGCTAATGATTTTATTGCTAAGGCTGTAGAAGCAGGGCAAGCTCCTGACGGTATTTTGGGAATTTATATGGTTCCTCTTACCTTTGATACTGGTAAGTATGATAAGACTTTTGTAGTTCCTAATAATGTAGCTGGTTATGTTCCTAAGAATAATAAACTTTTCACATATCCTTATTTTTATCTCCGTTATTATTCTACACAAGGCGATAACCATGTTTTTCGTTTTGAACTTGGAGATAGAAAGAAAAGTCTGCATATTGGATACAATGTAATGTCAAATGCTGGGCAGACTACAGCAATATTTGCAGCAGAGGATTATAAAGGCTCTACTGGTTATAATCAGGAAGATGTTTTTGCAATTAGCAACTGGCCTACTTGTGCTTATAATACTGATATTTATAAGGTATATGTAGCACAGAACTCTAGTTCTATGGCCGTTGAAAATGCAGGTTTGGTAGCTGGTACAATGTTTGCTGGTATTAACCTGCTTACTGCCCCAGCAAAGGATGTTCAGGCTATGAGTGGTAAACATCCCTCTCTTTTTCCTGATAATACTTATGGAGCTATTGAAGGCTTAGCAAATCAAATGCTTAACATTGCTGGCACGCTTGCAAAACGTGATGACATGGACAGATTGCCGCCACAAAGCCACGGCTCTGTAAGTCCTTATTTCCGTTTTACTGATGCTGGTATTTTACCAACAAAGGATGCAAGTGCTCCATATGCTATGGCTAGTTATCATCATGTTACTAAAGAATTTGCAAAAGTTATTGATGACTACTGGACTATGTTTGGCTATCCCATTCACCAAGTTCAGGTTCCTAACATTGACTCTCGAAGAAATTGGAATTATGTTAAAACGCAAAACTGTTGTTGCTTAGGTGATGTTCCTGCGGATGTTTCTACAATGATTAACGACATCTTTAATCGTGGTGTTACATTCTGGCATAATCCAAGTCTTGTTGGAAATTATGAAGCAGACAATTCTATCTATAAACGTATTCCAGAAGTAGGTGAGTAAATGAGTAAACGTTCACAAAAACCACAGCCACCTTGGGTTGATTCATATGACTTAACGGTTGCAACATATTCTAACTGGTTTAATCGTCTGTATGATGTAGCACTTGCAAGATTCAAATGGGAAGGGCTTGAAGATTCTCCTTTTTTGGATGAACGATTCATTGAACAGTTCTTGTTCTGGGAACCCTTAATGGCTGGTTATCATGACCCTGTTATGGGCAACTTGATTCTCCCGGCTATGCCCAGTGATAACTTTGACATTATTGGCGACCCTAAATATCTTCGTGCTTATGGCTACAATTCTAATTATCAGAAAACTGGCCTTAATAAACAAAACTGTGCTTACCTTTGGTGTAATATGCGCCGCTCCCCTGATGCTATTATCATTAAACAGTTTGCACAACGTCTTACCAATATAGACAGAACGATTGACTTAAACCTTGCTGCACAGAAAACTCCTAGAATTGCTTATGCAAATGAGAATACAAAACTTTCTGTACAAAACTTGGTGTATCAGCAAGATAAATATGACCCTTGGCTGTATCTTAAAGGCAATCCCTCTACTGATGATATTAAGAACATGATTGGTGTTCTTGATTTAGGTGTTCAGTACATTGGCTTGCAGTTAGAGCAACAGAAAAAAGAAACTCTTGCTGAAGCTCTTACATATTTAGGTATTGAGAGTAACTACAATATGAAAGCAGAGCGGCAGTTTACTACGGAAGTTCAAATGACCTTAGGTCAAGTAGAAGCAGACCGCCTTTCTCCATTGTATTCTCGCCAGAAATTCTGTAAGGATTATAATAGGCTCTTTGGTACTAATATCTCTGTATCTATGCGTTCCCAGCTTGAATTAACCAAGATTATGGAAGGACGCGAAGATGAAGAGAATTTAAGCGATACTAATATTGAGGATGGTGATAAGGACAATGAGTAAATATACAACTCAAGTACGCTTTATCTGTGAATCAAAAGCAGGTATTGTTGAACCTTACACCAATATTTCTTATACAGAAATTATTGAGCGTGCTCGTCCTAAAATCTTTAATTTTAGTTATCCTATCTGGAATGAAAACAAGCGCAAAGAGCTTGAAACCAATATTCTTAAGCATTTCTATACAAATGAAATTGGTTCTGAAACCTTCGGCCTTTGGCAGCTGCGTCTGGATGACTGGATGAACAGCCATATGCCTTATTATAATCCCCTCTTTGAAGCACTTGATAAACAGTATGAAATGTTCTTAACTGATGACTTTTCAATTACCAGTGATGAAAATACTGAACATCATGATGTGAATACAGAGGATAGAACCAAGAATAGTAAGGTCAATATTGGCGGCACAAACAATTCCAATTATACTTCCAATTCTAACAGCAATGGAGAGAATACCAATACTCACACTGATACTCCACAGGGTAGTCTTGATAATTTTCTTGCTGGTAAGTATATGTCTGATGCTGACCATAGTAAGGCAAATTCTGTCAATAATTTTAGCTCTAATGCCAGCTCTAACAGTAATAGCAATACCACTCAGGATGATAAAAACAATACAAAAGAAAATCGTGATGGCAATGAGCACCGGATTCTTAACCATGTAGAAAAAGGTTATCGTGGTCGTTCTCTTGTATCTATTATGAACGATTATATGAAAGAAAACACGAATATCTATAATTGTTTATATAAAGATATGGAAGTTCTGTTTATGCGTTTATGGTAAAGAGGTGATTAGGTTTGAAGTACAATCCTTTGGATAAACTTTTCCGTTCTGTAATTCCTGTTGCCTATGATGATAGCATTAGTTACTATGAAATGGTATCTAAGGTTATTGATGTAATGCAGCAGTATATTGAAACTAGCTCTATTAGTTATGCAGACCCTATTCAGTGGGATATTACCAAGCAGTATCCTCGTAACACAGTTGTTGTTACTGTCAATGGTGATGGATATTTAAGCACTCAGCCTGTACCTATTGGAATTGATATTGACAATGAAGATTACTGGACTAAGATTGGTAACTTCTCTGAACTCTGGGGAAGTGTTAAGCTTGCTATCACTCCAATTGATGAAGGACTAAAAACTACTGCAAGTGGTAATCGCAATATTAACGACCTTGTTTGGCTTAATAATGATTTATGTGTAATTCTTAAGCCTATGGATGCAGGTACACGGTACATTAGGGGCACCAACTGTGCTAAGACCAGCATTGCTGAACGTTTGCACTATATTCTATCGTTAAAAGTTGCAAAATATAATGAAGATGATACTTCTATCTCGTTTGGTTTCTTTAATCCTAATAATGGTACAATTGTTACTGGTGGAGACCTTCATATCTATGATGCTCCTGTTGAAACTATCAAAATTGTTGGTAAATAAGAGGTATAAATATGGCTGAGCAATTTGTTTCCAAGTTTAATCTTGGTGGTCAAATTATTGAAGTTAAAGATGCTAGTGCTCGTACTACTGCAAATACTGCTAGTACTAATGCTACTAACGCTCTTAACAAAGTTACTGAACTGGAAAAGCTCTCTCGTGTTGAAGTTACCTATACGCAAGATACTGAAACGATTAGTATTACTGCTGGAACTCATGATGTTGGATAATGGGGGTAAATAATATATGCCTACTAATTTTGTAACGCAAATCAATGTTGATGGTACTATCTGCGAAATTAAAGATTCTGTGGCACGTACTGATGCAGCTAGTGCTAAGTCTACAGCTAGCACTGCTAAATCTACTGCTGATGCTGCTAAGTCTACTGCTGACACTGCATCCACTAATGCAACTAATGCAGTTAATAAAGCTAATAGTGCTACCACTACTGCCAATACTGCTAAGTCTACTGCTGATGCTGCTGCAAAAGATGCAAGTGCTGCAAAAAGTACTGCTAATACTGCATCTACTAATGCAACTAATGCACTTAATAAAGCTACTGCACTTGAACAACTCCCTCGTGTTACTGTTACTTATAGTTCTGCCGATACCACTATTAAAGTTGTTACCACTAATACGCATACGACTGCTTGATATAGAAAGGGTGACTTAAATTGGCAAATCCTACTGTCGACAAATTTAAGATTGATAATTCCGTTTATGATGTACAAGATACCCAAGCTCGTACTGATATTGCTAAGAAGATTGACAAAAGCACTGCTGGAAATCTTGACCAGGCTGTCACTGGCAATATGAATCAGACAGTTATTGGTAATTTGAAATTAGCTGCTGGCAATTCATTTAATATTAAGCAAAACAACTTCGATGTATTTAGCGCAAATGGCAGCTACATTGGAATTGGTACGACTGCCCGTAATATGCCTGTATCTATTTCAGGAACTCCTCAGTTCAAAACGCTAGACCCTACTAATATTGATGATAATTATAGCTATATTACTATGCGCACTGGACTTGATAACAATGACACTAAGTTCCTTGTAAGTCGCACTGGTAAAATTCCTAGTTTTGTTGAGCCATCCCCTGTTAGCATTGAAAAATATCAGACATTGAAAAAAGATGGTACTGATGATATTACTGCTACCATTAACACTCACACTAAGAATGAACCTCTGTTTATTCCTGCTGGTACTTATAAGGTAAGTGCTCCTTTGCAGCTTAAGCATAGCTTGTATGGCGCTGGTTCTTCTCGTGACCCTCGGCGTGGTACTAGTGACACTATTTTGAAGTATACTGCTAATCCTACTACATTTGGTAGTCAGGGCGTTATTACTGTATCGGGTGATGATGTAACTGGTAATATTGTTATTGCTCATTTGGATATTATTTGTAATGGTATGATTGGTGGTGTTGTTTTTACCACTAACGTTTATACTGATAACAGCTTGTATGATGTATCTATCTATGGCGTTAAGAGTTATGGTGTTTACTTACAGCCCAACAATAGCACTCTGAACCGCTACTGTTATGTTGACCATGTTTCAGTATGGGGATATAGTGATAACACGCCAAAGGAACGATGGGATGGCAATGTTGGATTCTTTGTTGGTGATAAAGCTCCTGACTGCTGCCTTAATAATGTATTGTCTATGGTTTGTCAGACAGGGTTTGACATTCGCAAAAATACATTTGGCGTAAACTGGATTACCTTTAATGGTATTCCTGCTAATGGTACTGGCGGTACGGATGCAAACAACTGGTGGAATAATACTAATGGTGTTAAAATCGCTAATGATGACATTCACGTAACTAACCTATATATTGATACCTGCCGCCGTGGTATTGTGTTTGACGGGCCCGGTAAGAGTGCTGCATATATCGACAATTTGATTTATACCTGTGAAGAATCTACTGCAACAACTGGTGAGGGTAATGCCACAATTGCACTGATTGGAACCAGCCCTAGTCCGCAATTGACAGTTAATGGTGGTGTAATTAACCGTACTTCGAAGGTTTCGACTACTATTCAGACAATTGGCACATATCCTGTTACTGCTATGGTGTGCAAGATTGACAACGCATATATCTATACTAAACGTGAATATATTTTTAGCGGAAACAATCAGTACATTTGCAGAACTGGTGAACATCGCTGTATTGATTTAGCAATTACAAACCAAATGCAATACACTATTGAAAGTCAGTCAACTGCTGGAGACCCTGAACAGTATAAAGCATTTGCGCTTATCCCTGTCCCAAGTGCAGATATTAGCTCACAAGGCTGTATTCGTATCTGTGACCGAAATGATATTGACTATAGCATTTATCTTTCCAACAACGTTGAATCTAGCGGATTGTTTGAAATTAGCGCTGTTGATAATCGTCAGCTTAATAAAGCCATTTATGGAGCGACCACAGGTTCAGGCAAGACTGTTACTTGGGATGTTGTCAATGACATGGATAGACTGTATTATGTCAATGATGGTAATTCTATTATCCTATATTGTAAACGTCCTGCATCCTATGAATATACTGTTCAGTTGTCTGGCTTCACATTGGGGAATTCTCCTGTAATTTTGGACAGAATCCGTAACTTGGATGGAACCCCAATGGACTTCCCTAGATGGAGCAATAATAATGGCATGACTGCTATTAAGGTTCTTCGTCCTAATATTAGCTAAATAATAAAACACCCCTAGGTGGTTATCCACTTAGGGGTGCTTTTCTATTTAGAATGGCAAATCATCGTCAATGTCTGGCGGCAATTCATTAGGGAGCTTGTCAGTCATCATCACTTTCATCATCGTCATCTTCATCTTCCTGCAAGGCATCAAAAGCGTTAAGAATAGAATCACTCATAACTTTATGAAATTCCTTAGTGATGGGGTAGCAAATATCATGCCATTCATCTTTCTTATTCTTAGCGCTGGGCATTGCAACAAACAGACCCTTGCTGCCGTCCATAATCTTAATACCAGTAATGCAGAACACATCTGCAAGCGTAACAGAAACCATAGCACAGCAATTAGACTTCTTGTTATTGATAGGGAAGATACGAATATCAGTGATGACGGAGGAAGCGGACTTAGCAGAATTGGTGGCCTTAGCGGATGCTTTCTTGTTAGTGTACATAGTTAGTTCTCCTTTGTTAAATAATGATAAGTAAGAAATTTATATTGAGGACAGTTTTTATACTGGCCGCAACAATCGGTTTTAAGGTAGTAATCTTGGCGTGACACTCTCATACCCTCACAACGAATGTAATTTGTTGTATGAGATGTATAATAAGGACATGTAGCTCTTCTACTGATTATATAAGAATCTTTTTCTTTCAATTAAATCATCTCCTATCACTCCATTCCCACTGGAATATACTTGCAGGATTGCCATCAATTAACATAGCATATTCTTTGTCGGATTGTACTTTATGATAAGTTCCATAAAGTTCATTACCATTTTCATCGTGGTTTATGCTAACAACTTCAGGCAAATAATCTATATACGATTCTCCACGTAATGAATAACAGAATGAATAATACATTCTATTAACAGGACTATTTGTTGAGCGCAATGTATAGCCACAAGGTTCTAGTACAGTTACAGAATATTCATCTAAGTGGTCTGTTTCTCCGTTGTCATCCGTAAAATCTCCTATAATATGCGTTCCTGGGGTTTTACGAATAAGTTTCTTGTTTATAGATTCATCATAACTGATATTAGGTCGAAAATATTCTTGTACTAGGTACTCAAAATCTTCATCGTTTACTATTTGTGTAAACAATTCAGAAAGTTGTTTCTTACTTGCACCTGCTACAGTAGCCTTAACTTTTAAGTGCTTATCTGCATCTAAGTATGTTGCACAATAGCATTTACTTCCCCATGTTACAAAATCCTCATAATGACCATCAAAGTCCATAATTCCAAAATTGTAACAATCTTTATTCTCGCTATTGTTAAGAATATTCTCATTGAATCTATCAATGGCTTTTTGAACATTCTCATTGTAGCCAACAAAATAACCACTGTCTGTATCGTGATAGAGAGGTTCAATGCCTTGGCTTAATACTAGATAGAGCATAAAGCAAATAAGGTGCAGTCTACTATAAGCAACCGTATATAAACCATCTGTGAAAATATTTAGGGAATTTCTGGATTTAAGAAACTTAACCCCAGTTGGAATCCATTCAAATTTATCGCCTTCCCCCTGTACACCAACTTCCTGCCGTAACGGCTTCATTGCTGAACATCCATACTGACCATTCAATCCACCTTTACTTGCCATTAAGGCGAAGTGAACTAAATCTTTGTTATGGGTATTCATAATTTCTTGTGCTACAGAATCATCATAAAGCTTCAATCCCTCAAATGTAAAATCATTTAACGTTTCTGTATGGTTGGCAACTTTATGCTCAAGTTTTTTGAATCCTGTCTTTTGGCGTGCATAATATTTAACTGTATTGCGTAAAGGCTTGTTAATAAACTTGTGGGCTGTTGCATAATAAAGTTCATCACATTCTGAACTACTATAATCATAAAGCATTTGAATTAACATAAAGTCAATATCGCAGCCATGAAATGTAAGTTCATCTGCTTTGACTACTTTACCATTGTCAAAGTTACCATTTTTAATATTGCTGCATTTGGATGTACTGATATAGCTGTAAATACAGTTACCAAAATCCTTAGCATTAATATTATAAAAGGTAACATTAGCCATGAAGTTATATTTTATTGGCCTTTCAAACAAGATTGATTCGCGGTATGCTGCTTGGAGGACTGAATAGAATTTAACATCTTTACATCCATATAACTCAATCCGCTGGTCGGGATAATTGAAGAACCCTGAGTTAGCGCCGCTTTCGCAGCCAGATAAGAACTCATAGTTTGCAGACTGGAAATTTTGATAACATTCATTAGGATTAAGCTCCTTTCTCCATTTATAAGGGAATTTCCTGCCATACATTGCTGATGGGTGCATAGAACTTGCATCAAAGCACCATACATCCTTAAATATTTTACCCACTGCGTAAGGATTAGCATGAGTGTAACCACCTGCAAGACAGTTTTGAAAGAACTCCATAAATGGTTCATTATTCTTGAGTTCTACTGCCGCTGTGAATTGTGCGGTATGGACTTCTTTATCTGTAGCAATATTTCTGTTAAGCCTTGTTTCACGCTTAATCATTGATGTGTTAGATACTCCAATATCTGATACATTATCAACTTTAGTGAAGTTTGCCATATAGCGACATAGTGCATACAAAACTAGCTTGCAGTCACGTTCGTTATAAATGTATTCAGAATCGGGTAAATCTGACCACCAATAATATTTTTGGTCATAACCACCTTTGACTTCTTTAAGTTTAGGAACCCCAAGCTCTGTACCTATAAGCTCAAGACTTTTACAGGAAAGAATCTTGAAGCTGTCATAAAATTCAAGATGGTCAAAAGCTGCTACTAATGGCTGGTGCGGAGCAACTGCAATGAAACGTTTAGGATTAAAGTTCTTAATACAGAAATTTATGTTACGCATCATTGCTTCAAATTCATAGCTCAAGTTATGCACAAAGATTTTGACGTATTCATCATTATTCTTAGCGTCCTCATTGATTCTCTCAAATTCGGAAGAAATTGAATCATAAGTTCTGAAGAAATTATAATCCATTTCATTCTCAAAGTCACTAAATGGCGCATGAGGTATAGGACGATAAGAAAATGAAGCTAGGCCGTGAAGATAAGTGCTTTGCAGATGCTCTTGAAGTTCATCCTCACCATACATTAAGGATGATGTTTCAATATCATAGCAATATATGATACTTGAATACTTATGTTCATTACGCTTTCTCACATATAGCACCACCTCCCATAATATATTTTTCTTATTTGCCTAGTTTCTTATCTAACCAGTCAAATAACTTAGCTAATGCAATGAGATATAGTGAAACAAAAACAATGCCAAGAGTTAAAGCTGCAAAAAATATAATGACAAAGACTACTACATTGACTAGTACATTAACCATAATATCACCACAAATTATACTTAGATGCAAGTTCTGTGAATTCTTCATAAGCTTTTTTATGCCGCTTTATAAAGTTTTCATTACCCTGCGTAATAGACCTAAGTTTATCACTTGCATCAACAAGCACTTTACCAATTTGGTCAGAATTTCTTAGCAGATTATCATATTCTGCATAAGCTCTATCCATATCTGCCAAAGTATCAAGTCCTAGCTTTTGACCCAATGCGCATAATTTTTTCAAATCGTCTGGGGGAATATTCCTGCTATATGTGCCCATAAGATTGTTAAGTATACCAGAAATTGCTCCCCATTTCTTTTTGTCAAAGTAGGTATCTGGATTTCTAAGAATCTTATATGCGGCATCGCTATAATTAAACACATCCTCAAGACGATTGGCCACTCTCAATGACCTGTAACTATCGGTGACAGATTTATTTAATGATTTAATATGCTCTGAATATTTAGATAGATACTCTTGCATAAGCTTTTGTGACGTTTTATCGTCAACATTATTAGCTGCATCAATAAGGTCATTATACAGTTTTTCAGCTTCATCAAGAGCAGTATTAGCAGTAAATTTCAGAGCATTTGCAATTTCAGGCGATTGTCTACCTCTAAGACTTTCTTTAAGCTCACCTGTTACAGTGATACCTGCTTTTCTTGATTTACGTCTTGTTGCGCCTATCTTTTCCAGTAACCTAGTTGCTTCGGCTTGACGCTTAAATGTTTTGTTCTTTTGTGACATTACGCTTAGATTCCTCCTGACATACATCAATATATGCAACCTGCAATGATTCACAGAATTGATTCAAACCACATGCAGAATCACAATATCTAATATACGGACAAGGAGTTCCAGTTATACAATGACTAATAAAATTTTTTAATTTGGATAAATATAGGTCATCATATTTATCAAGATTAAGAATCATAATTAAAACTCACCTCTATTTGTAAGCTCTTTTCTGACATCATTATCATAACGGTCAAGCAGATAACACAATTCTCTAAGCTGACAATCTTGGCAATCCTCGTCCATGAAGTGTGTTAGCCATGAGGGACAGGCTTTAATGTACCAGTTATCACATAGTTTATTAAGTAGATTAAGGGTTTCTGTATCTAGGTCTTTAATTGTCATAATAAACACCTTCCACATTTTCAGGCCAAACAGAATCTAAGCAATCGCCTACAAAGTATTGGTTAAATGTACAGTTAGAACTTGGTGCTACAGAATAATAAACTACTCTGTCATCATGTTCTATAATGTCAATAACCTTACCAATTTTAGCAATTGTAATTGCACTTTTCTCTTGTCCATCTCCATAAAAATAACCATATTCTCTTACATTGTATTTAATGATTGAGCCAATGGGGATTGGATGAATTGGAACATCATAACGCATTGTATAAACTCCTATCTTAAACTAATCGCACAAATCATCATTATTAACTCCTCTTAGGATGTCAATGATAGCTCATAAAACCCACAATAAATTAAGCATTGTATCAGCTCCTTATACATAGAATTTGAAATATGCGCTTGCGGTATATTTATGTACCATAACGCTTATGGTAAAGTATTTGAATTTAAGGTATTCATATTCTTTTGGGAGATTCATAAATGTACTAGACCATTTAACTTCTTCATTGTCATCGAGTATTATAATTGAGGTGTCGGACTTTACTGAACCACAGTTCACTAAAATGTCATGAATTTTCATTTTTAATCACTCCAATACTATTTCAACGCCAATGTCAATTACTTCAAGAGATTTGAATTTATAATAAGCATATCTATATGGCATATCTGCAAAGTATCCTGCATATACAGTTTTATCTTTAACCTTAAGTATCAAATATGTCCAGTAACCAATATTCTTGCATTTCATGATTATATCTTTTAATAGCATTTTATTTCACCTACTTTCTTAAATAATGAAGAGGGAGAGGGAGAGGGGGATTATCAAGTTTAAGAAATTGAACCCCGGTTTATTTTAGGCTTCTTGCAACATCCCCGGTGGGCATCGCGGCAGGGTTTGTATTAAGGTTAATGCCCTGCTAATTCTTTTTTCTTAACGGATGGACGCTTTAGTGCTTTAAAGTGGTAAAGTGTGTTAAGAATTTATCAATCGCTTTAGAACTCTAAATCGCTAAAGTGTGTTAAGAATTTCACAGGTTAGCAATTAGGCTTAACTATTGCTAGTTATTTATGCTTAATAGTAAAGAGTTCTAATTAAAAAAATCGCATAAAAAATGCGCTGCTTTTAACAGCGGCGCATATTTTAATTTTTGGTCAATGCTGATTTAATGCGGTGGAAATAACGCTTGCAAAGTCATCATCAAGATTTTTGCGGGCGGCGCGTTTGCCGGTTTTAGAATCGTTATATAACTTTACCGTGCGTGGATAATTACAGCCGGTATTGTATTCATTCTGGAGCCATTTGCAAAACTTTGCAACGTGTTGCGCGGTTGTGGTGCTATAATGGCCAAATACCCACAAAATACCAGTAGAGAATTGATAAGCGGCAACGATAGTTGAATAGCTCTGTAGAATCAGAAAATCGGAAAAATCCGGGTGCAAAATCCATGCCTTGCAATAATACAAGCGATTTTTAGAGCCGCCAACAACATTCCAGCTAGACTGATATTCAACGTCCTTTACAATATCGGAACGTGTGCGATAAATCATTTTGAAAACACCGCCTTTACAAAATCGTCAATGGACTCATTGGCATTATTCATATCATGCAAAATGGTTGACTTGTAAATGCTGGAAAAGCCGGAAGCGATAAAGCCGCTATCGCAAGCGCGGAATGTGTCAATATTGCAAAAGGCTGTGTCCACAAGTCCACAATTGTCGAATAATTCGCGCTTGATTGTAAAACCGTTGTCAATGCCGGATTTTTTCGGCCTGATTGTAATAAGTTGTATTTTCATTTTCATTCTCTCCTTTCATTTTATTTTGGCTTTATGCCATATGGTGCCGGGCTTTGCAGTAAACCCGGCGGAACGATTAAATTTACTGTTGCGAAAGCGGGCGTTCAATAGGAACGGCAACGGCGTTAAACACATCGCGCGGAATTCCCAAAGTGTTTTCATCTTTGGGCTGAACGTCCAAAACCTGCCATTTGGTGCACGGTTCGGCGTTGTGCAAGGCTTTTTCAACCTTTTCTGCGTCAAGAACACCGTCAAACTGCTTTACCATTTCACCAGATTCAACGGAAAAATCATCGTTGAAACGTGCATACTTTACACGAGCAACGGTACCGGCCTTTACCGTGCGACTCACACAAGCGGTGCTCTTGGGCTTGTCATTGATGGGGCGCGTAATGGTGATAATCTCGTTTTCGCCGTCAACGGTTTTTTCAATTTTCCAAGTAGTCATACTAAAATACCTCTCTTTTATGTTTTTGTTTTGGAATGGGATTTTTCTTTATTTCCCTTTCCTCTTTACAATTATATTATAACATACGTTATAAATAATACCATGCAATTTTGTTGCAAAATTATATGGATAAATGTTGACTGTTAAATTAATAACAATCGCTTTAGTGCTTTAGTGTGATAAAGTGTGAAATTATTAACAATCGCTTTAGTGGACTAAAGTGTTAATTATTTAACAATATCCAGTTAGAGATGACTAACTATACCATATGTGAAAAATTTAACAAAGGGGAAAAATGGAAAAAATTGGTAAAATGTTTTGACACTA